CGCGCTTGCGAGAGTAATCCAAGAGCGTGTCGTTGACGATGCTCTTGCCGTAATCCATAGCCAGTATCTGTTTCTTGGAGATGTTCTTTTTGACAATCTCAATCCATTTGCCCAGAGCAGCATTGGCTTCTGGAGTACTGGCAAAATTGTATGTGGTTTCGGTTTCAACGCGCAGGTTTTGTTGAAGTTCATCTGCCATTATTCTGGCAATGTTGTTGGCATCAATGTGAATAAGTTCCTCAATCCCAGAAACATAATCCATATTGATCTCAGATGTGCCTACGGGGATTTCAGACAGAGGAGCTAATTTCACGGGATTGGCGTTGGAAAGCAAATCATTTGCCTTGATGCTGTTAAAGGCATCCGAGAGTTTGGCTAACTTGCTCAGCTTTTCAATGGCGGTATTGAGCAAGGCACTGTCCAATGTGCCTTCGGGGGCATTGCGTTGGAGGTCAAGTGTGGCTTTGGAAACATCGTAAAGTTCAGCCTCATCAATCGCTTTTGTTTCTAAGTACTTGGCTTCTAAGGCATCTACTCGTTCCACCAAAGCCTGCAATGTTTCGGGTGTAAAAGCAGTCGGCTTGGAGATTTCAGGTAATTCTGGGGTAACGGAGTATTCGTCAAGTTTTCCAGCAATCTCGTCCCAGTGGTTAATCCCAATGGCACGCATAATTTCAGCGTTGATTTTCTCGGAGTCGGCACTTTCACCAATCTTATTGAGCCATTTGACACCCTTCTTGTTTAGCAGGTAATCTGCCATCAACATATCGTTGGCATAACTGCCGAGCCGCTCTTTGCTCATCCAAATGTCAAGGGTGGCGCGAGCGCCTTCCAACTCTGCCTGAGCCTTCAACTTATCAGGGAGTTCGGCAATATCTTTCTTACTTATAAAAGTTTTGATGATATCTATGGGTTCAACGGGCTGGGTTTGCAGTGGCAGCGGTTCGGTTTGTAATTCTGTGCCAGTTGCGCGCACCTTGAAGAACTTCTCGTAGTTCCCATCAACGAAGTTTGATCTGATTTCAGCAATCTTAGGGCGCCATTCTTCGTTCCAGAACTTCTCCGAGTAAGCCGCGCGCTCGCTTTGATCCTCTATGGTTTGAAGCTTTTTGTAGTAGTCATTGCGCATCTCGCGCAGTTCAGCAAAGCCCTTATTAAACTCATCCATTAGCTCTCTGGCGCCCTGAGCGTAGTCGGAGGTCTTCATAAAATCAAATAGCGGGTTGAGTGGCGCGCCTTGCTTTGTGAGCATATCCACCCAGATGTCCCCGATTTTCTTGAGCGTTTCTGCCTCAACAGTATCAAGGTTCTTCATCACATAATCGGTTTGGCTGATGACATCATCCCAGCTTATGGGTGTTTCAGTTTCAGCAGCGGAGAAGTAGCGGTTGCGGGCAGCATCTATGGTGTTAAAGGCGCTGACGGCTTCGTTGTGCCAAGCCATAATTGCATCGGAGATTTCTTTGCCATCCAAGCCCATCGTGTTCGCCAGACTGGAAAGGGTTGTCTCTAACCTGAGCATCTCTTGGGCATAGCGCTTGTTGGCTATACGGCGTTGGTTGTTGTAAAGCGCGTGAGCTAAATCTGAATTGCCCTCTTGAATTAGCTTGCGATAGGAATACATCACATCGTCCCAGCTATCCATAATGTTCTGACGGAATAGGGTATAGTCCATCAGCGCTTCGCCGAACACGCTAATTGTTCCAGCGACCCCTTCTGCCCCAACGGTATTGGCGACATCTTGGGCACGCACTAAAAGGTCATTAGTCACATAGCGGTGGATGGAGTCGTCCATCTCTTCGATGAGCTTGGTTTTGAAAGCATACACATCGTCAGGGGTTTTAACGTTCTCAATGTTCTCTTCGATGAAGTTGTAAATCCCCATCTTGTTGGCGAGGTCTTTGAACATTTCGGTGGTAGCTGTATCTCCACCTGAAATCTTTTCAATTGCCCGATTGAAACTGTCAGCCATATCAAGGGTGCGCAGAGTAACTTGGCGGGTTTCTGGGTTGATGATTTTATCTATCTGGTCAGGACTGATAGCTGAATTAAATATGCGATTGAGCGTCTCAATCTGTGCATCACTCAGCCCTGTTTTTAGCTGGGTCTTTAATGCGGTTGGCAATGGGTCGTTGGGCACGATGTTCATTGCTTGCCGATAGGCTTGGAAATAAACAGCCCTGCGGCTTGAGTCTTCAATGTTCGGATAGATTTTAGCAATGGGTCCAAGAACTTTGTCAACAGTTTTTGAATATCCCTGTTTGGTTTTCGTAATCCAATCACCTGGATTAATGGTCTTGTTTATCTTGCCGATGTTGGCGCTGATTTCTCTGGTCAAACCAAATCCAGAGATAGTTTCTGGAACAGGTATACCCAGTTTCCTAAAGTCGGCATTCATTTTCTTTACATTTATAATGCCAGGCATACCTGTAAAGAAAAATGGGGTGGCGATATTGGAGATGAGGTTTCCAATCCAGGTTGGAACAGAGAGGGTGATCACCTGCGTTGTTACGACTTGCTTGCGCAGTTCCGCCAATCTAAACGCCCAGTTCTTGGGGGTAATGTTGTATTCTTTGATAAGAAAGTCCTGAATGCCGTCAATTGCAATATTGCTCACCTGAATAACAAAAGCCTGGTCATTAACGGGCAGAGGCTTTTTCCCTTTGAACGGAGCAAGAATGTCCTCTACATACCTTGTTGATAATTCCCCATTAGATAAAGTCTGGCGCATATTAATATCCGCCTCATCGGTGGAACCCGAAAGGGCTGCGACCAGTTTTGAGCGTAAAGTTTCTGGCTCTATCTTTACGATATCGGTATCGCTCATCCCAAGAATATTTGCAGCCTTCTTAATGAATTGACGCTGGGGTAAGCTGTCATTGTATAATTTGCTAAGCGCCACAATCGGCCCGTCAGCAGCTGCCACAGCCTTGAAGCCATCGGCTAAGGTAGCCATAGCTCCGCTGTCTTGGATAAAAGCTTTTGCCAAATCGGTTACTTGAAAGGTGTCCATCCCATCGGCAATGTAGCGCAAACTGTTGACGAACAAGTCGGGGTTGTTTCCAGAAGTCGCCAACAACACTTGGAGAGTATCCACGAAGTTGTTGATGTAATCAATTGCTTTAGAAGATGGTGTCAGATCAGTCAGAGACATAATCTTTCTCACCACCTTCTCTGGGAATACAGATAACAACTTACTTATCTGCTTGGCTTCTGTGGGAGACAAATCGGCAATCTTCTCAGGCTGGAATGTTCCCTGACGAACGCCTTTCAGGTCTTCAATGGTAGCCTCCACGCTTTCTAAGTTGGCGGCTAACTCAGCCATATTTTGATCCAAAACAACTTCGCCGACCTTTACGGGTTCGGGAGAAATCTTATAGACGCCGTCTAAGGTAATCGGGTTCCCTTCCTTGTCAACGGCTTTCAGAACGACATTGTCATCTGCCCTGACATAGTAGGTGTTGCCATCCTTGTTGTAGATATAAATGCTATCGGTGGTTTCGTTGCCGTTCACCAATAATTTCTGGACGATTAAATCTGAATAAGTTCCGCCTGTCCCATCAATGGTTTCCAGTTTCTCGGTGTTCAGGTCAGGAACTTCAATGATATCCAAATCGCTCACAGTTCCTTTGGGCTTAGTTGCAGTTTCCACAATGCCTTGCGCAAAGGCGTTGAGGGCGTCCTGCGGAACGATTAGATTTCCCTGAGCGTCCTCTCCAAAAGCCACCCCACCACGCCCAAGCTCCTCGCTGGTGTAAAAGCGGCTGACATCGCCGTATTTTATGGTGACATCGCCCTTCGGACTGATCTCCATTTTGACAGGAACGGTGGTATCTCCACTCTTAACGTTCATATCAAACACGGTGTCAAACTTGACCCCATATCCCGACAACTTCATAGAGTTATACAAATTGATGGTGTCAACAATGGATAGGGTTCCGTGCGTGCTGGGCTGCCATAATCCCATTTTCTTGTATTGCTTTAAGGTGATGTTAGAATCAATATTCCTCTTATAGGCGCGATAATCTGGTAATCCCTCAAAATATCTTACAATCCCTTCAACAGCCTGTTGGACACCCATAGGTAAGGCGTCAATAGCCAAGTTACCCATCGCAGATTTGGCAGCCAGATTTAACTGGTGGGCTTTTATTGCCCCATCTATGTCGCCAGCGTCCATTGCTTTTGTGTATTTGAAATCAGCGTAATCAGCAATCACCTTATTGGCAGCTGGGAATAGGAAGTTAGCGGGGTCGGCTACATTTCCCACAATAAAATCGTTGAGGTTGCCAGAATAACCGCCGACTGCTGTCCAGTATGAGCGGATAGCCTCAAGGTCTCCTTTGGTTCGGTCAGGCCCAAGCGCCTGAACCATACGGTAGGCTTCCAACAAGCCGTCCACGCCAATGTCATCCAAGGCTTTTTGGGGTGTGGAATAGCCCTTTTCCAATTCCCAAACCTCACCCTTGCCTGCCACGCCTGTTCCTGCAACCGCAGAGATGGTATTAATGAGAGTTTTTGAGACGGGTTGATTGAGCTCGTAGGTGAGCGAGGCTGCTACCCAAGCATCCTCCACTTTCCGCTTCATTTCCTCTGGCTTCCAAGCGGGGGTTTGAGCGATGTATTCCCCGCGCGATAATCCTTCACGCGGAGCAGCTAATTCAGAAAGGATGACGGCAGAGCCAATTGTTCTTTCAACACCTTCGGCAAGTATGTTGAATGCTTTTAAGCAATTTTCAACGGCAGGTATATTAATATTGGCGCCCTGAGAACGGGCAAAAGTGTAGGCTGCTACTCCTGCTCCAGCAACAGCTGCTATGATTCCAATTGCTGGGGCTGCGGCTGCGCCCCCGACAGCTGCCGCTAACCCACCCAAAAGTCCAATAGCGCCGTAAGTGCCAAAGCCAGCCATAGCTGCTTGAATTGCGCCAGGGATAGCCACAGATATTCCTGGACGCCCTGTTTGTTTGGCAGTAGAGGTTAGGGAGAGCAGCGTTTGCTGCCATCCCTTCATTTCATTCCAGTCGAAAGGTTGGTTTTCAGGAGAGGACAATTTCTCGATATTAGCGACAAGCTGTTGGTAATCCTCGTCAGGTATCTTTCCTTCCAATGCTTTGAGGATTTCAGAAGCGGGAGCGTCCTCATCCATTTGAACAATTTGTTCGGTAACTGTTTGGTAAACCTCTTGTTTACTTAGCTCCTCTTGCTGTTGCGCCAGGGCGACTTCATCTACAGCGGCTTGGTATTTCTCTGGGATGGTGGCGTAACCTTGAGGGGTGGTTTGGGTGCGTTGCCTCCAAGCGACAGGATTGTCCTGAAAATAAGCCACATACTGTTCGGTTGTCCCAAACGGAAGGGGTTCCCAATTCGCCCAGTCCTCGCTCTCATTAAAAGTTTTGAGAACCTTGTATTGGTTTTTAATGAAGTCCTGCACATCCGAAGTGAGCCATTCGGGATAATCCCCCGCCAGCTTGTGCACATCAATGTAGGTTTTCCAATATCCGATGTTGCGCGGATTTCCCCAAAAGCCCTGATATTTCTGAGTTGTGTCCCATACGGCAGAGGGGTATAGCGGAGCGGTTTTAGCAACATCCTCTGGTTTCCAATAGTATTGGTTGGGCGCTTTGGGGGCGACCCAAGCCTTGTTGTATCCCTCTGGAACGAAGTCAGAAAGCGAGCCCGTGTAACCCTCTTTTGCAGCACGCTCTTTGAGCCAGCGGTATCTTTGCATAGTATACTGGGACTTACTTATCCCAGTATTGCGCATCGTATTCAATTGCTCTAAGGAAGGCTCGCTCATTTAAGTATCCATTGCACTAAGTTGTTGTAGAACTGAGAACGTCTCACAGACTCACCATAAATACCAGGCGTGGATGAGTAATCATAAGAACCGCCGCCATACCCACCATACCCACCATACCCACCGCCTTGCTGATTTATAGGTTGGAAAACGGGCATCTGGTAGGGGCTTCCGCCAGGTTCATAGGGGTCGTGACTCCAAGCGTCCACGCGCATTGGATTGGTGGTGGAATATCGGGGAGTAAGTCCCATTGCAGCTACTGACTGGTCATAAGCACCGATGCCGATATTCTTATAGCTTCCTGGGCCGTAACCAATAAAATAATTCAAGGGGCGGGTGAGCCAATCACGCAAGGTTTGCTGGGGAGCCTGGAAACTTATATTATATGTCTCACCTTCAACGCGGGGAGGCGGATTAGTTCTTATCTGCGGGCTGCTTTGTCCAGTCTTAATCGGAGTCCAAGTCTCCCACTCTTCCTTCCCAGTTTCTATTTGAGGTGAAATCTTTTTATAGCGATTATAGCCAACTGTTGCTTGGGACTTGGCATATTTGGTTATGTCGGGCATATCACACCTCTTGTCTTAACTGGTCATATTCAGCCTTTAGCTTGGGGTCGAGCACAATCTTTGAGTAAAGTTGTGGGTTGGTGCGCATATACGCTAAGGCATACTGAGAAGCCATATTCACGGCGCGTTCATACCACTTGTCCTCAAGCTCCCTGATAGTTGCTCTGGTAAATGCCTTCGAGAGCATATAAAGATTGGTGGCTTCAAGAGAATCTATCATTGTTCACCTTGCTGCATCACTTGGGCTAAGGGGCTTGGCGGCGTGGGCTGCTGACCAGGTCGTGTAGCAGGAATTGCGCCCTTTCCCACAATCGGGGGCATCCCACCCTTAGCTGGATTGAATTGTTCTGGAACGGCTTGCTGTTCCTGCTGTGCCTGTTGCTGTGCTTGAGCTTGAGCTTGAATGTTTTGCATTATCTCGTTTTGCATCTGGTTGGTGAGGTATTCCCCAACCATCTTATTGACAAACTGTTCTTCGATAATTTCCTTGTCCATATCGCCAGACTGCCCGATGTTAAGGATGTTTTCTCTAATCCAAGAGTTAGAAGCCAAGCCGTATTGTTTGAGCATCCCAGCGACATTGGCTTGTTGGAGCTTATCTTGGGGCAAGTCAGCGTCCAGAGTCACGTCAATGATGAGGTCGTCAGGAAGCTCGGCAGGGTCAATGTTGATCTTGCGAGAGTTAATCAGGGCAGTTCTGATCTTTTGCTTATCTTTTATCAGGCTGAACATTGTCTCGAAGGCAGTCCCGATGCCCCAACCGCCTGCCCTTTGGGCAGCTACCAGAGGCAGTCTACCCGATTGGGAGAGCAACGCCACAGTAGAGAAAGCCGTCCTTTCGGGGACTTCCCTTCCAAAGACCTGTTTGTAAAGCGTGCTTTCCTGTGTGAGCCTGTCGAGAATGTCCATACCCACTAAGGCGTCTTTATTGAACACGTCCCTTTGGAGCGGGTAGAGCTTATCGCCAGGCTGTAAATGGACGATGCCGCCGACATTATCAAAATCGACTGTTATGGCGCTGTCCTCGATGCCACGCTCGTGAACGAACATTGCATTCGCGGCAACATTATACAAATTGGTGAACAGGGCGGTGAGTTCGAGGTTCATTCGATCCCAAAGTTCGCCCTTCCAGAGACCGTAGAGCAGGGGTTGGTATTTATATTCTGCTTCTGGACTGATAAGCGAGCCTTCTGCACCCTGAACAACAATAGGGATGCGGGGTAAATTGTGCACGCCGTTGTCTTCAAGACCAATTATGGGTTCGGGGATGTCATCAATCCAAGCAAAGTGGACGTCCAAGTCCCAATAATCCTTATAAGTGATGAAATCGCTGGGAGAATAGTTCTGAATTTGAGGCAAATCGCCAAAAATAGAGCGAATTTCAGCGGCAGTCATCTTTGTTTCGCGATAATAAGCGCAAAGTCCCAAAGAATCGAACTCAGCCGCCCCACATTTCGGGTCTAATGGCTGAAAAAGGAACGGCGTGGACTCGGAAAGCTTCTTGTAGCGGAATTTTGCAGCTTTTGAGAGCATTTTATTGTTCTTTTCAGCCTCGATGTAGAGGTCTTCGGTGTCCACAATCGCCAAATGGAACACGCCATAGCGCAAAAGTGAGTTCACCAACTCATAGTGGACAGGTTTTTGCAGATTTCTGCCGCTGTGATACCACACCGCCTTGCAAATCCGCTCGATATTATCGGCTTCGGCTTTAGCAACGGCGTTATTTACATCGTATGGCACTTTGATAATGGGGTCTACGGCGGTAAGCAGGCGCACTGCTCCCAAAAATTCATTGCGCGCATCGGGTGAAGTGGTAAATTTAACGTTCTCCGTGCCCTTTCCCGTTGGTTTCCCCTTCCACTCCATCTGAATCATCTCGTCCATACTGCGCTGCATCGAATGGAGTCTTGACTCTGACTTCATCAGGTCATTGCCGTGATATTTGGCTTCAGTAAAAGTTTTCATAATTAAATCCTTGATAAGCTGACGAAAGGCGATTTTTCATATTTTGGCTTTTCCACCTTGCGATATTCCCTCACATTGGTTAGGAGATACCTAAGTGCGTCGTATGCATGATCCTCCATAGAGGAGTCAACGTCCTCAGGATGATACTTATCATACACCAAATTGGTCAATTGTTTTATTAAGTTGTAGCAATTCTCGAAGACGAGCAGCCCTGGCTTCCCGTCTTCAAGGTTCATCAGTAAGCGGTCAACTTTTCTCTTGCCGTTGATGCGGTCATTATCGCCTTTTCTAATATAGCAGCCATTCTCTGCGTAGATAATGGCAGACGAGGTCACCTCGTTTTGTGTTTTCGCAACCCACATTGATGGGTCGGCGAAGCGCATCGCTTTCTTTTCGCGGTCATCAGAGATGTCCATAATCTTGCGAGCTTGCATTCTATCGGTTAGGTTAGTTTCGTATAACTCTTTATAGATTATAACCCTACCATTATCAGGATTGCGTGCGCCAAATAAAGCGCAGAACGGAGCGCGGTAGCCAGAGTCAATCCCCACAAAGCGTGTCCAGTAATCGGGGATGTCAATCGGCTGAATGACATGTGTTGATCTGGCGAAGGTGCGGAAGGCGCGTCCGCTGAACACGTCCCAATCTCCATAGAGCCAAGCGCGCTTGAGGTCTTCTGGCAAGCTATTGAGCATAATCCAGTAGGACTCGTCCAAGTGAGGGTTGTCGGTAGGCAGGGCAGGAACGAAGTTAAATTCATTCGATAGGGGCTGCAATTCTGGGGGGTAGATGTGATTAATGAAATAGTCTTTCACCCATTGGTTGCCAATGCCGTCTGGGTTGCTGGCGGCGATGAAGCGCGGGTCTTTGAGACCTGGCCAGCGCAAGGAACCCGACAAAACATTAAAAGTCTCAACGGGGTGTTCAGTGAGCTCGTCCACGGCGATGATGCCGAACTCAGAGGACTTATACTTCATTGGGTCGTCCAAGTTGCGCAAGGTAAGCACAGGCCCGCCCCATTGGTCGTAAACGTAGTAAGCCAAGCCAAGCGTTTTGGTTTCCTTCAATTCCCCCAGCCAATCAGGAAACTCCAATTCAATTTTGCTAATCTGTCTGTCTTTCAGGGATGCATACGTGGAGCTGAACAATCCGCCAACAATGCCAGGAAGTCCATTCCCAGCTTGGTAGAGCAGCCAGCTCATCGCAGCCCAGCGCAGCCAATAGCTTTTACCAGGCCCGCGAGAGCCAGCAAATAAGGTGTAGCGGTGGTCGAAGATAGACTTATACGCTTCTTCTTGCTTCGGCGTGAATTTGGTTATCTCACTCCACGACACCTGGCTCGTCAATTACCACCTCTTCATTTTTAGGGTCAGCAAAGTTCTTATCAAAGATAATTGACTGAACCGTGTTGTTCACGCGCACATTGCTTACAGGCGGGTCAATGTAGTTCAAAACCATGATGACGTTCTTTATCCAGTTATTGGGCGAGAAGTCAAAGTGCTTGCCTGGAATAATCGTTCCGTCCGTGTCGCGCGTGTCAGGTAATACCACCCTTCCCGTTGAAATCATCTGAGCTAACGCATCCGCTAAGATCTGCTTGCGGGTTACCTTGAAAATCTCCCCGCAATCGTCTATCTCAATCTCTCGGTCGAACTCATCTTTGATCAACGTGGAAAGACGGCGCGTGTCAGTGATCTCCCCTCCACCCGACCACTTGTGCTTGGTCATCACCCCAAATCTACCACCACTCGTTCTAATCGGATTTGCCATGTTCTTCTCCTAAAATGCGTCGAGCCAGGTGAAGGAGTGCACCTGGCTCATCTCAGAAAGGAGGCAGGAAATGTCGGAATATTTCCCATAAGCAGTATACACACTATTTTTCATTTGTCAAGTTTTTCCTTTAATTTATCAATACGTGGTATAACCCATTTTTCTTTCCAATATCCTATCAAATCTGATTTTGTGTAATTTTTCCATTCTGGATTATTAGTTTTACCCAACAGATATTCTTGCCAATTTTCGGCAAGTGGGCAACAATAATAACCTCTTTGCCAGCCAATGTTTAATATATTTTTTGATAATCCTGCTGCCTCCAATCCGTTTTTTAATACGCGCATTTTCCAATTAGAACCTTGACCATATTTATATGTCTTAAATTTTTCTTCTGGAATGAGTTGCTTTATAATTTCCCAACTTTCATTGGATGTAATATGAATGTGGCTCTGACCCTTCGTATATCCAACAAATCTCCAATTCATTAATCGGTTATATATTGCTGATTTACCAAACGCCCCCATTGTGTCAACATAAACAAGATGCGGTTCTTTTTTAACCCCAGATATTAGCGGAGTTGAATTTTTGTATTTGTCATAGATTACATGTCGCACCTCTGGAAACATTAATGTCAATGCTATTAACTTTGAACCAAGAACACTATTATATGGTGGAACTGCGCCAAGTATGTAGGCTGTCATGCAGTTATATAACTTATTAACTTTCTGGTCTTTATCCCAGCCAATAAATTCGTCTCTTATTCCAAGACCAATTAATGGGTCTGTTAATCCAACAATGCCAATAAGTTTATCGTTGTATTCATCGAAAACAAGAAATCTAACTCGCCTGCCAAATCCAGTTGTAACTGGTATTGACCAAAAAGTAGTAGCGTAAGCCCATATTCGTCTTTGTTGTTCTGTCACTACCGCTACCAAGTATGGGTTTATTTCTTGGATGTTTATTTCATCAGGAGTAGCAAAATAGACCTTGACCTCATCTTTGAACTTAAGCCCATTGGTATTGGTTTGCTTTGATAATTGATATTGCGTTAATCGCATATCATTGACAGTAAGTTGACCAGTTTTGCTCTCAAAGTGAATCCCATAACCATCAAGACAATCTATTATTCTTTGACTAATTATGTCAGGTGAATCAATATTATTATCCGTCAAGTTTTTCCTCATCTTCGTACACAATGTCATACGGATCGTCTATGATCTTTCTCCGCTTTTTGTCAAACGGACGACTGTATGAGTGTTTCCTAAATGCGTCAATCTCCGCCCTGATCTCCTCTATGTGCTTGGAACGCGTCAACCCCAAGTAAAGCGCACATAATGCCTCCTTAATGATCACCCCCTCCCTTTCCCCTGTTATCTCCTGTAACCTGCGTAAGTAATACAACGACTGCGGCGTCAACTCAAACGTCCTGTTCGTTATCGGCTTTCTGTTAGGATTGTATTCTCTCTCTGGCATCAGTCCCTCAGGAAGTATTCCACGTCTACCTCTAACGCCTCACATATCTTTTCGAGTTCTTCTGCATTCGGAAACCTCTTTCCACTTGTAAATAATATTAACTTGTGCCTCACTATCCCCGTGCGCTCTGATAACTCATCTATTGTCATCCCACGCACACGTAAGCCTATTTTTAAGCGCATCGCTCCATTCATATTATTTTTCCTTGTGTGGATTGTAACACATTGTTGGGGGTTTAACAAAATTGGTTTGGGGTCGATTTTTGCCATTGAATTTTCTGGAATGGGATACCCCGCCCTCTCTTTCACAACTGGGATGATGCCCCCTTTATTTTTGATTATTATAATTCTCGCGCCCGAATTTTTTCAATTTCCAGTTAGTAGCCACCCCCGCGCCTGGACAACCGCGCCCGCAGCTGCAACC